CTGGCGCGCAGTCGGTAGGTAAGACTACTCTACTTAATGCATTGCGTTCGGAGAGAGGGCTGTTAGGCTTTAATGTCTGTGATGAGGTAACCAGGAGAGTCAAAGGGTATGGTCTACCTATTAATGAGGCTGGAACCGATGTAACTCAGCTACTTATTATGCAAGAGCATATAGTCAATGTCTTTATGCATGAAAATATAATTACCGATAGAACTGCCCTGGATGGGCTAGTATATACTTCCTATCTTCATCGTGCTGGAAAGGTATCAACTGATACGCTGATTAGAGTTAGACATATGTTCGATAAAATATGGCCCCTATACAGCTATGTATTTTATATTGAGCTGAATTTGATATTGTAGATGATGGCGTAAGAAGCGTTGATAAAAAATTTAGAGATGCAATAGCAGAATTATTCGATGCTGTTATTGAGAGAGAGAAGCTATCGGTTATACGTATCAAAGGCTCGGTAAGGGAAAGAGTGACCACTGTTATTAATATGCTGGAAGGAAGACGATGAATAATCAAGAAGAACTTAATAAATTAGTAGGTGTCCATCTGGGTAAGGCTGGAGATGGTACTGCTGTAAAGCCCTATATTACTCCCGATACTGTAGATAAAAGTCTATTGGTAGCTATACCCAGATATCTCAATCGAACCTCTTATGATTTAAAAGAAGATGCTCTGCCCTTTGTGGGTATAGATGCCTGGAATGCCTATGAGTTCTCCACGCTTACCCATAATGGATTTCCTATCTCCGGTTGGTTAAAGTTTACCTACCATGCAAATAGTCCTAATATAGTAGAGTCTAAGTCTGTCAAGCTTTATCTTAACTCCTATAACATGGCCAGACTCATCGCAGATCAAGATAGTTTATGGTGGATAGAAGATAAGATTGCATATGATCTGACTGAGGCAGTGGGTACAGAGGTAACGGTATCTTTGGGAATAGGTGATGTTGAAACTGTAAGACCCTTTACAGGGGACTTTACCTCCCTGGAGTCCTATTGCGATGTAAGTAAGATTAGCTTCGATCAGTTTAATGAGAGTGCAGATATTCTTAAAAAGATAGCTACGCCTATTCAACGCTTTCGATGGAGATCTTATTCTCTTCGTTCGAACTGTCGTGTAACTAACCAGCCTGATTGGGGCGATGTATATGTCCATATAAAAGGCGCATATACTGTTACCCCAGAGTCTCTGTTGCAATATATTGTCAGCATGCGTAAAGAGAATCACTTTCATGAAGAGATTGCTGAATGTATCTATAAGCGCTTATGGGATATGCTGCAGCCTCAAGAGCTTATGGTGGGATGTCTCTATACCAGAAGGGGCGGGATAGATATTAATCCTATACGAGTTTCTAATTCTACTCTTTATAACTTTACCCCGATAATTGATTCTTATAACCTCTGTACAAAGACTGCAAGACAATGAACCCAATGCGTATTACCTTCTCCAATGAACCCAGCGATGTAAACGTTGATAACGTTGTTAAATCCTTCTATAATAGAATGGAGACTGGATATAAAAAATACGGTGTTACAACGGAGCGTAAAGATATCGACCTGATGGGTTGGTTACAGCATCTGCAGGAAGAACTAATGGATGCATGTGTATACGTGGAACGCATTAAATCTGAATTAAAGGCAAAACAAGATGATTTTAAGTGATGCATTAGCCCTGCTGCCTCTTACTAAGGGGGTGGTTGTTATTTTATCCGGTGGTATGGATAGTACCATTGCAATGAGACTGGCTGTGGAGAAGTATGGTAAGGAAAATGTTTCCGCGCTAACGTTCTTCTATGGTCAGAAGCAGAAGCGTGAAATTGATATGGCAGCCATGTCTACTAATATGCTGGGGGTGGAGCATAAGATAGTGGATGCCTCTTTCCTGGGTGAAATATCTAAAGGGTTCTCTGCCAACGTTGATACTGATATTGCAATGCCTACGATTAAAGAGGTGCTGGGCGATCCTCGTCCTAAAACGTATGTGCCTAATCGTAATATGATTTTGATGTCGATTGCTGCTGCCTATGCTGAGACTCGAAATGTAGATACAGTCGTGTGCGGACTTCAGGTGCATGATGAGTATGGCTACCATGATACTACCCAACGCTGGGTAGATAAGGTGAATGATCTTCTCTCAGAAAATCGTATTATTAAGATTAAGCTTACAGCACCATTCAGTCAACTATCTAAGTATGATGAGTTACAGATCTTACAGGAGCTGGACGGTAACTATATGCTTACAGCATTTACCATGACCTGTTATAATCCAGACTCACAACATCGCTCGTGTGCAGTGTGTCCTAGTTGCTCTGAACGTATTTTTAATTTTGCTAGGACAGGTTATACTGATCCTGTTGAGTACTCAAAAGTAATCCCTTGGCAAGACCTAATCGAAAAAGTGAAAGTATAATATGTGTTCTTTAATTGCATCGTTTAGTAAAGAAAAGTTGTTAGAGTTATATAAACTTAATGCTTATAGAGGTGAGTTAAGTTATTCTCTAGCTGCATTTGAAAATACTGCCACTAAAATACAGCTTAATCTCATGATGAAGGATAAGGGTAAACTCCCAGAGGTACTTTTGACTGAGATGCATCACTTTGATAATGCGTTTTATGTTGCTCATTCTCAAGCACCAACATCAGATACCGATAACATACACCCAGCTGTATATGGTAATTGTTTTCTATGGCATAACGGTATCATTAAGCAAAAGACATTAACCCCTGGTACCTGGGATACTGAATGGATTCTGGAGCAGGTTACCAACTATGGGTGGAGTTCATTATCCAGAGTAGATGGAACTTTTGCCTGTATAATGTATAATGATGGTGAGATATTTGTATTTCGAAATGAGATAGCGCCTCTCTTTTATGATGAAGATCTAAACTTTTCTTCGACTAAATTTAAGGACTCAATGTCGTTACCTGCAAATATGGTCTTCAAGGTAAATTTAAGATATAATCAGGTGCACCCGGCAAGTATACTTACCCCGGTAGCGTTCTTTGATACGATGGAAAATCCATATTACATGCCCGAGGAAGTATGAAACATATTCTAGGATCTAACAGTAAATCTTCGCTATCCAACGTACAGGATGGTGATAGTCAGCCCAACGCAGTGGATCTTCGACTTGATAAAGTATTTCAAATTCAACCTAACATATTTGAGATTAGTAATGAGCACAAAATACACCGAGGCTCTAAGGAAGTTGTACCGGACGCAGATGGCTATTTTAATCTATACCCGGGGGCTTATGAGGTCATTATGGAAAACCTCATCGATGTGGGAGAGGGTGAAGCTGGTTGGGTCATTACTCGAAGCACTCTTAATAGGAATGGTTGTTTTATTACTTCGGGGCTGTATGATGCTGGTTACCGTGGTGTTATGGCCGGGGTACTTCATGTTACAGTTGATACAGCAAGGATTAAAAAAGGTACGAGGATAGGTCAATATCTATCGTTCGATGCAGAAACGCTGCATCTTTATAATGGATCTTATGGGTTAGGAAAAGCTCACGATGAAACTCACTACAATAAAAAATAGGATAAGAAATGATACCACAACCAATCTCATATAAATTTACTTCGACTAAAGAATATCACGATTCGTTTCCCTGCGCTTATAGGCAGTGGAAGGCAGATAGTCATTGTAATTTAATTCATGGCTATAGCTTCTCTATGAAGTTTTGGTTTGGTACTGATAGTCTCGATGTTCGTAACTGGGCGGCAGACTATGGCGGATTGAAAGACTTAAAAGTTTTCTTGGAAAATCTATTTGATCATACTTTGTTGGTAAGCTCGGATGACCCTGAACTGGAGACTTATAAGCTATTGCAGGAAAAAAAGATGGCCAAGCTTACCATCCTACCTAGGTTGGGATGTGAGGGGCTGAGTGATATGCTTTATAAGTATGTGAATGGGGTGTATATACCTGAGATGTGGGGTCCAGGTGAGGCGAAGCGTTTATGGTGCTATCGCGTAGAGGTGCGTGAGACTCAGAGTAATATGGCTTTTCGTGAGGGGCATCGCGAATGGCAAGAAGATCTATGGGATGGGTTTGAGTAAACCGATAATGAGTAAAGTATGTATACTTGGCGATACTCATTTTGGAGTTCGATCAGACTCCAAGCACTTTGCCGACTTCTATCGTAAATTTTATACCGAGGTATTCTTTCCATATCTAAAGAAGCATAATATTAAGGAAATATATCAGCTGGGGGATCTCTTCGATCGTCGTAAGTATATTAACTTCTTTACTCTTACGGAAAGTAGAGATTACTTCTTTGATGTAGCTCAAGATATGGGTATACATCTGCATATACTGGTGGGCAATCATGATATATTTTGGCGCGAATCGCTGAGCGTAAACTCGCCCACCCTTCTACTTAAAGACTATAGTAATATTACTCTATACGATAACCCCACCGCCATTAATGTGGGCAATATGTCTTTTGATGTGGTACCCTGGATATGTAAAGAAAATGAGGAAGAGTGCTATAGCTTCATGAAGAAGTCTCATAATCAATACTGCCTGGGTCATTTCGAGATAGCTGGGTTTCAGATGTATAAAGGTATTGATAACCACGATGGTCTATCGCCTGAGTTGTTTAGAAAATACAAGCAAGTTATCAGTGGTCATTATCATCATCGCAGTACCAATAGTAATATTACCTATGTGGGAACTCCGCAGGAGCATACCTGGGCAGACTCTGATGACCCTCGAGGATTTCATATACTCGATACCGAGACCGCGCAGATGGAGTTTATCTTAAATCCATTCACTATGTTTACTAAGTTATATTATGATGATACCAAGGACTGGGATTATAATACCGATGATTTTGCTAATAAGCATCTTAAGTTGGTAGTTGTTAATAAAACTGACTACTTAAAATTTGATCAGATAGTAGAAAAGATCTATAAATCTAACCCGCTGGAGCTAAAAATTATTGAGGACCTATCTGAGTTTGAGACTGCCGATCTAGATAATACCGATGTTGATCTGGAAGATACTATGACCCTTCTATCTCAATATGTGGATGGTATCGATACCGAAGCTAATAAAGATAGAATTAAAACTATTATGAAGACTCTATATGTGGAAGCCCAGCATTGGGGTGAGGAATAATGGCCATTCACTTTAAGGTTATTCGCTGGGCGAACTTTTTATCTACTGGTTCTCAGTTTACTGAGGTGATACTCGATTCATCACCCACTACTCTTATTGTGGGTGAGAATGGTTCGGGTAAGTCTACTATACTAGATGCCTTATGCTATGCTTTGTTTAATAAGGCGTTTAGGGATGTAAATAAGCCCCAGCTGTGTAATAGTATCAATGGTAAGAATATGGTTGTGGAGGTGGAGTTTACCATAGGCAGTAAGGGCTATAAGATAATTAGAGGGGTGAAGCCTAATATATTTGAAATATATCTTAATGGTGAATTGGTAAATCAAGACGCAGCATCCAGAGACTATCAGAAGTATTTAGAAGACCATGTTCTTAAGTTAAATTATAAATCCTTTACTCAGATAGTTATTCTGGGGTCTGCCTCCTTTACCCCCTTCATGCAGTTGCCGGCCGGCCATAGAAGAGAGGTGATTGAGGATCTATTAGATATTAAGATATTCTCTATAATGAATGATGCTTTGAAAGATAAAGTATCTATTCTAAAAATTAAACTAACTGAGTTCGATACTAAAATAGAACTAGGTAAGGGTAAGGTAAAGCTGCAGCAGAGTTATATTAAGACTTTGGAAGCAGATAGGGATAATAGATCTAAAGAAACTGAGAAGCTAATTGAGTTGGCTGGTGATGAGATTGTTAAACTAACCAGTAATGTAACTGCCTCGGTTACTATCATTGAAGATTTAAAGAGTACCATTACCGATAGCGATGAGAA